AGCAATAGAGGCGGCGATGCAAGAAACGTATGGTCCGCTCGACATCATCTGTGGTGCGGTGACAAAGAGTAATGACATCGGGATGACGGAAGAGCGGGTGTTCCTTCGCGATCCCAACAGCGGCCTGTTATTGGACTGCACACCGATGGTCGAAGAGGCGATTGAGTCGAGGCGCACATTGTCCAGTGAGCAGTTCGTCGAGGCCATAGGTCTTGTCAACGATCGCTGGGATGTGGGACAGCCGTTCTCGAGAGCAGTGCAGTCAGATCGATTCCTGGGTAAGTGGTTGTGTGGGAAGTTCGACATCGACATGCCCGCTGCCAAGAAGTACATCAAAGAGTGGCTCGATAAGGGTTATCTAATACAGGAATATCACTCAGGATTGAAGATGAAGGGACTGCGAGGTAACAAGTGAGACCGCTCCGAGACCCCGGTGAGACCCCGGTAAAAAATAACCAGATTGGGTGTCGCGGTGTAGTATCTTTAAAGAAAAGAGACTACACACCGACCCCAAGTCCGCGGTCTCGAGACCGCGAATGAAGACTGACCACGATCCTGACAATGTGAAGGGGTTGCCCCTGCCCACAACCAGGGCATTCGTTAACTCGACAGGCGATCGATGGGGCAATGTTGAAGCACTGGCATATGCTGGCCAGAGCGGGCTGGGGGCGTTGTGGATATGCCGTTGTGATTGCGGCAACACGTTCGAGGCATTGGGCAAAGACCTTCGCCGGTTTAAGATCACCAGTTGTGGCCGGTGTCACCTGTCGACCTCGAGGCAGCAGACCGCACTAACGCAAGCATTGCGGGCCATCGGCACGCCGCCTTGTGAACTGAAATCGATATGCAACCGCTGGTCTGAGTGCGCGAAAGAAGAGTTGGCATGTCTGCCCTTCTACGATTGGGCAATACAAGGGGGCAGGGTGAAGCGCAACCTTCGTCGATTCCCACCAAACCGGGCAAATTTCGAGAAGCTGTTTCCTGGTAACGAATGCAATGGATAACGTCGCTAGGGGAACGAGCACGCCAATGGTGCTGACGTTGGTGCTGCCCTGGCCGCCTTCGATCAATACCTACTGGAGACATGGCAGGGGCAGAACGTACCTGTCAGCAGTGGGTCGCAACTATCGTGAGTTGGTGCGCGATCGCATGCCGATCTTCCATAGGTCATGGGATGAGGAATACCTCGAGTTGTTCATCGATGCTCATCCACCTGATCGGCGCAAGCGTGACCTCGACAACATTCTTAAAAGCCTGATTGATGGGCTGATGCATGCCGGGGCGTATCGGGATGACTCACAGATCAAAACCATTGTGGCTCGAATGTATGAGAAAAGTTGGAATGGTGGTTTGGTCAAGGTGACTGTACAGACCCAATGATGACACTCGAGCACCTCAAGCTGCTCGGGATGCGTGGGCAAGCCATGGAGCGAAGCACTGGCGGTACGCCAGACATCACGTTCCAGGAAGTGTGTAATATGGTTGGTCGGCTGCCGCCGATGGCGAACGATTATGCAAGGTATTCATTCGCTGATGATGGCAGTCGTCGTCGGCCGCTTGAGTCTGCAATTGTGTGGAAGTTGGTGATCCATAGGCGCGACGTATTGCCAATGCGCGAAGTGATAGACATTGTCCAACGTGCGGTCAATGACTACATCTTCTCGAGCAAACATGAAAAGAACAAGAAAAAGAGTCGCCCGGTGTACGATGCAGCGTGGCAATTAATGGACGATTGCGATTACGAGTTGCGTTGCGCCATTCGTGACTGGAACCAAGACTTGTCTGACACAATGTGAACAGCGCATAATCACATTGTCGATAACTGCGCCGGTTCAAGCCGGTTTTTTTTATGCCCCAATTCCAAAAAGGACATCCTGGTGGACCTGGCCGACCGAAAGGTATGAAGAACGGCGAGGGTCGCAAGGCGAAGCGCAAGAAAGAGTTCGCTGATGAGGCCGAACGGTACGACTATAACGACGATACTCGTCAGCGGTTTCGCGCTGGCAACCCTGGTCGACCGAAAGGCTCCAAGAATAAACTATCCCTTCACGCCATCGAGAAGATGGTTGAACTGGGCCTCGATCCCATCGAGCAGTATGTTGACTTGCTTGCTCGTGCTCGAGCCGCTGGCAATCTGAATGTCGAGGCGAACTGCCTCGGTGTGCTGGCGAAATATCGGTACTCATCAATGTCTGCGACTGACATCAGCAACCCCGAAGACGAAGACCTTCAGATCAATGTCACGTCGTTCGATACGCCAGGCGTAGCGGAAGTAGCAGGAGTAGCAGTAGCAGGGTGGGGTAAAAATGAAGACGTGAAAGACGTAGAAACGCCGGAAACATCAGAGAACGCTGATAAACCTGCGGAAACATCAGATAAATCAAGCACTTACGATGATAATGTCGTGAGGATCGTGCGTTATGGTGAGGCAGGATCGAACTAATCCCACGATACTAGGCCGATCGAGACTGTTGTGGGGATGCTGCCCATCGCACTTATTGAAACAGCTTGCGATTTTACATAATAACGATTATGCGGAACTTAGTGCCATTGTAAGTCATTGATAACATTGCTCCCACCATTCTGATGGGCCTTTGGGGCTGTGGAATCGTGCCATTATGCGTACCCACCACCCCCAGGGGGGTGTGTTGTGGGGAATCCCGGCCCCGGCATAGGTGGGGGGAGGGGGGGTACCCTCGTTCTAAGTCATTGTTTTGCAAAGGAAAGACCCCCATACCCCCGAAATCGAAGGGGGGCTGTACGTATTAGGGGAGTGCGTGAAAAATTTTACCGGTTTTGCTAAAAAAAACCAGAAATCTCGGCTTATATGACAGACATCTCTATCCCATACCGCTTTACGCCACGCGAATACCAGATTCCTGTCTTCGCGGCGATGGATGGCGACTACAGTAGGGCATGCCTGGTATGGCACCGTCGTGCCGGCAAGGACTTATCGCTGTGGAACCTCACGATAAAGAAAGCACTGGAGCGTAGAGGGGCATATTTCTACACGCTGCCCACCTACAACCAGGCGAAGAAGGTCATCTGGACCGGAATGAGCAACGAGGGGATACGCTTCCTCGAGCACATCCCCAAACCGATCATCCGTAACCTCAATAACACTGAGATGCGGATCACTCTGAAGAACGGCAGCCTGATACAACTAGTCGGCACCGACAACATCGATAGCATCGTCGGCACCAACCCTGTAGGGGTCGTGTTCTCTGAGTACGCACTGCAAAACCCAAAGGCATGGGAACTGATACGTCCCATCCTGGCACTTAACGGTGGTTGGGCGGTCTTTAACTTCACGCCTCGAGGTCGTAACCACGGGTTTCGCCTCTTCAAGATGGCCGAAAACAACCCCGACTGGTTCGTCCAGCGACTCAGTGTCGAAGACACGGGGCTTCTCGATGCCGAAGCGATCGAACGTGAACGTGCCGAGGGCATGCCCGAAGAACTAATTCAGTCTGAATACTTTTGCAGTTGGGACGCTCCGCTGCCGGGTGCTTACTTCAAAGAGCAGTTGGACAGAGCGCATTCGGATAAGCGTATTACAACGGTCCCGTGGACTCAGGCGCAGCCGGTGTATACAGGTTGGGACATTGGCATTGGCGACAGTACTGCGATCTGGTTTATACAACTGGTCGACAACAAATTACATGTCATCGATTACGAACAGCACTCCGGTGAGGCGTTGCCGTTCTACGTCAACATGATTAAGGAAAAGCCTTACACATATGCCGAGCACTTCGCGCCACACGACATCGGCCACAGGGAATTTTCTACTGGCAAGTCCAGGGTCGAGATGGCTCGCGACCTTGGCTTATTCCTCCAGGTGGGACGAAAGACCCCCATCGATGACGGCATCAACTGCGTCCGGGCCTCGTTCAACAAAATGCATTTCGATGTCGACAAGTGCGGTCACGGCATCGACTGCCTGGCGGCGTACCGAAAAGAGTTCGACGAGAAGCACCAGACCTGGAAGGTTCGTCCTGTCCATGATTGGTCGAGCCATGCAGCGGATGCGATGCGTACTTTCTGCATGGGTTGGGATGAGTATG